GCGGGGCTCGAACCCGCACGGTTGTTACGCCGAGGGATTTTAAGTCCCTTGTGTCTGCCATTCCACCACACCGGCAGATGGGAATATTTTAGCACTGAAAAGCGGGTGCGTCAAGAACAGAAACGGGCGGGGGAAGGAGAAAACGATAAATGTCCTGTTTTTGGGACAAGACCAGACAGGTGACAGTAGAAAATTTTATCGATTCTTTGGGCGTTCTGCCATCTTGAAAAACTAGAACAAATGTTTTAATATAAAAACACTGCCTCAAACATCAGCAGCTGGAAGAACGGAACGGAATTTAGGAGTGGATGCAGGATGACGAAACACCGAGCAGACAGACCAGACAAACAGGAAACGGCGGACGAGCAGATCGTCCGGATGTTTGCGGCGCTGAGCCGGGAAGAAAAACAGCAGTTTCTTACTTTTTTTGAAAGCGCTCTAAAAACGCGATCATGGCCTGCTTCAGATCATCGTCAGCATGAGAAAGAAGTTCCCTGAGTCTCGTGTCGAGCGGATCCTCCTCGTCGGACGGCGCGCCGGCGGGGAGTTTTTTTTCATCCGTTGCACCGGTGAGGTAGGCGGGCGTCGTGCCAAGCGCGGCGGCGACGATCTGAAGCTGGTCGGCGCTGGGCTCGGATTTGCCGGCCTTCCAGTCCTGGCATACGGTTGGCGTGCGGCCAATGCGGCGGGCGATGGATGCTTTGGTCACGCCTGTCTCATGGATCAGCGATTCAAATCTGCTATAAATAAACAAAACAGCCACCTCGCAGTTGTGCAAAATAGAGAATCAAACAAAAGTGCGACACACTCCCCTTGACAATCGTATATTAATGCGATATATTCAGAGGGCAGATGCGGAGAACGCGGCGGGCCGGGAGAAACTGGGTCTGCCAGACATGAAAAAGAGCGGCGCCGCAGCCGGAGATTCAAACAACTTTATTGTATCCGGCGCGGCGCGTTTTGTCAACTGCGTATCGCATAAAAATATGATTTTGGTGACCAATGATTCAATCGACAAGAGTCATCTGCGGTTGCTTGGGGAGGTGCAGGAGGATGAGGCGCAGCTGCGTCTGCCGGTGGTGCGGCGAGGCCGTTACGGAGGCGGACGAGCGGTATGAGGCGATGGACGGCACGGCGGTACATGCGGCGTGCATGGAGGAGTTCCTGCTGGAAACGGTGGGGGTGGAGGCGCTGGCGGCGCGAGCTGGGTATGAACACAGACGGGAGGTGGAGATGGATGCAGAACGGGGAGAAGGGCTTTGAGCCGGTATGGTGCCCGTTTTACCGGGAGGACAGCGGCAGGAGCATTTACTGCGAAGGAATCACGGACGAAAGCTTTCTGCGGCTGACGTTCGCTTCAGGCCGGGCGAAGCGGCAGCAGATGGAGATTTTCTGCAGGACGAAAAACTGCGGAAAATGCGAACTCTATACCGCCATCAATGCGAGGTATGCGGATGACTGAGGAAAAGGCCGGAAAGGCACGCCGGGATCCCATTGAAAAGGCGTCCGGAAATCTGGAAAAGGCGCTGGAAACGATCTCGAAGCGGCTGCTGGAGCAGATCAAGGACGGCGAAACGCCGAGCAGGGAGCTGGGCGAGCTGGCAAAGGTGATGAAGCAGGCGGTCGAGATCCGGCAGGAGCTGCAGGAGGAGCACGGTGGGCAGGAGACGGGCGTGCGCGTGGTATTTGAGCGGGAAGCGGAGGAATTTTCGGAATGACGGAGCTGCGGATCGGTGCGCCGAATGAGAAGCAGAGGCGGTTTTTACTGGACCGGCACCGGCACATCGCCTACGGCGGGGCCAGAGGCGGCGGGAAGAGCTGGGCTGTGCGCACAAAGGCGAAGCTGCTGGCGCTGCGGTATGCGGGGATCAAGCTTTTGATCGTGCGCAGGACGCTGCGGGAGCTGCAAAACAACCATATCGACCCGCTGCGGCAGGAGCTGGCGGGGATCGCGAAATATAAGGCAGCGGACAAGCGGTTCGAATTTCCAAACGGGTCGACGATCACGTTCGGCTACTGCGCGTGCGACGGCGATATGGGGCAGTATCAGGGCGCGGAATACGACGTGGTGTTTCTCGACGAGGCCGGGCAGCTGCAAAAGGCGTGGATCGACGCGATCAATGCCTGCGTGCGCGGGACAAACGGGCTGCCGAAGCGGACGTACTACACGCTGAACCCCGGCGGGCCGGGGCACGGATATTTTAAACGGCTGTTCATCGACCGCCGGTTCGAGGCGGGCGAGGAGTCGGAGAATTACAGCTTTGTGCAGGCGCTGGTGACGGACAACCGGGCGCTGATGCGGCAGCAGCCGGAGTATCTGAAGCAGTTGGAAACGCTGCCGCCGAAGCTGCGCGAGGCGTGGCTGTATGGGTCGTGGGACGTGTATGAGGGGCAGTTTTTTGAGGACTTCCGTGACGTGCCGGAACACTATGAGGACCGGCAGTGGACGCACGTGATCGAGCCGTTTGCGCCGGACAAGGGGTGGACGGTCTGCCGGAGTTATGACTTCGGGTATGGAAAGCCGTTTTCCTGTGCGTGGTGGGCGGTCGATTACGACGGCGTGATCTACCGCATTCTGGAGCTTTACGGATGCACGCGGATGCCGAACGAGGGCGTCAAGTGGACGCCGGACCGGCAGTTTGCCGAGATCAGGCGGATCGAGACGGAGCATCCGTGGCTCAAGGGCCGGGAGATCACGGGCGTGGCGGACCCGGCGATCTGGGACGCCTCGCGCGGGGAAAGCGTGGCGCAGACGGCGGCGCGGTACGGCGTGTATTTTACGCCGGGCGACAACGAGCGCATCGCGGGCTGGATGCAGTGCCATTACCGGCTGCAGTTCGATGAGAACGGGTACCCGCGTATGTATGTGTTCAATAATTGCAGGGCGTTTATCCGGACGGTGCCGCTGATGCTGTATTCACAGACGCGGCCGGAGGATCTGGACACGGCGATGGAGGATCATGTGTGCGACGAATGGCGGTATTTCTGTATGTCGCGGCCGGTGAAGCCGATGATGCAGGCGCAGACGGCGGCGGTCTGGTCAGACCCGCTGAATCAAATCAGAAGCTAGGAGGAAGCAATGGAGGTACGGACAACAGGCGTTCCCGTCATTGGGGCGCGGGAGCTGCGGCGGGCGGCGGATATTCTGCGCCGCTACAAGCAGGGCAAGCAGAATCTGGAACGGCGCATCATCGCCGACGAGGACTGGTGGAAGCTGCGGCAGTGGCGGCAGTTTTCGGACAAGGGCAATCCGAACGATGACCGGCCCGCGTCCGGGTGGCTGTTCAACGTCATCATGGGCAAGCATGCCGATGCGGTTGCGGCCTATCCGGGGCCGGTCATCCGCCCGCGGGAACCGGACGACCGGCAGGAGGCGCAGATGCTCTCGTCAATCATTCCGTGCATTTTGGAGCAGAACGATTTTGAAGAGGTCTACTCCGATACCTGCTGGCAGAAGATGAAGCAGGGTACAGGCGTGTGGGGCGTGTACTGGGACCAGGAGAAGCTTGGCGGACTGGGAGATATTTCGATTCGGCCCGTGAATGTGCTGAACCTGTTTTGGGAGCCGGGCGTAACGGATATCCAGAAGTCGCAGAATGTGTTTTATCTGGAACTGGAGGACAATGAGACGCTGCTGGCGGCGTATCCGCAGCTGGCGGGAAAACTCGGCGGGAGCAGCGTGGTGCTTTCCCGTTACCGGACGGACGATGCGGTAGATCTTTCGGAAAAGACGCTGGTGGTAGATTGGTATTACAAGAAGCGCGTGGGCGGAAGGAGCGTGCTGCATTACTGCAAGTATGTGGGCGAGACAGTCTTGTACGCGACGGAGAACGACACGTTTGTCCCGTCGGTCACGCGCGAGGCACGCGACCCGGAGACGGGCGAGGCGGTTTTGGTGCAGACGCCGGTGCGTGCGCCGACGTGTGAGCGGGGACTGTATGACGACGGGGATTATCCGTTCATCTTTGACCGGCTGTTTCCCATCGAGGGCTCGATCTGCGGGTACGGATACATTGATATCGGCAAGGGCGCGCAGGAGCAGATTGACCGAATGGATCAGGCTATTGTGAAGAACACGATCATGGCGGCGACGCCAAGATGGTTCCGCCGCTCAGACGGGTCAGTTAATGAGCAGGAATACGCGGATTGGACGAAGCCGTTTGTGCATGTGGACGGGAATCTGGGACAGGACTCCTTACAGCAGGTGCAGGTCAATATGCTGCCGGGGATCTGCGTGCAGGTTTTGAACAACAAGATCGAGGAACTCAAATGGACGACGGGCAATACGGATGTGACGAACGGACAGGTTTCGTCCGGTGTGACGGCGGCCTCGGCCATCGCGGCTTTGCAGGAGGCATCCGGGCGCAGCTCACGCGCATCGACGCAGTCGGCATACCGGGCGTATGCGCGGCTGATCCGCATGGTGATCGAACGCATCCGGCAGTTTTACGATCTGCCGCGCAGGTTCCGCATTGTGGGCGCAGGCGGGGCAGAGGAGTTTGTGTCCTACTGCAACGCGCGGCTGAAGGCGCAGAGCATGGGGCCGGAGGCGCTCATGCGGATGCCGGTGTTCGACGTCAGTGTTGCGGCGCAGAAGCACACGGCCTATACGAAGCTGGCGCAGAACGAACTGGCGCTGCAGTTTTTCCAGCTGGGCTTTTTCCGGCCGGAGATGGAGACGCAGGCGCTGGCGTGCCTCGATATGATGGACTTTGACGGCAAGCAGCAGATCTTGCAGAAGATTCGCTCCGGCGCGGATGCGGCGGCGTGGCAGCGCATGGCGCTGACGCTGGCGGGGCGGTACGAGCCGGAACTGTATGCGCGGCTGGCGAGCTCGCCCTCGCCGGAGGCTCCGGGCGGGATGCAGACGGCAAAGAAGCAGGACGCGGAGCCAGCCAGAGTGCAGCAAGCGCGCAGGCGCGCCGGAGAGGCGGCGCAGCCGGGATGATTGAGGTATGGCTGGGAAAAACGGCGCTGACGGTGCGCGGGCACGCAGGGTTTTCGCGGTATGGCAGCGATATCGTCTGCGCGGCGGCGTCAATGCTGGCGTTCGCGCTGGCGGAGGCGGTGCAGGCGGCGGGGCTGAAAACACCGCCGGTGATCGAATCGGGCTGCGGAGGCTTCCGGCTGGAAGTGTCTGCGGACAAACGGGAGCAGGCGCGGCTGGACGGCATGTTTGAGACGGTTCGCGCAGGATACCGGCTGCTCTCAGCGCGGTATCCGGACTATGTGCGGGTTTTGGGTGAACGTGACCCTGAAAATAAGTTGGAAAGACCCGAGTGTCGCCCGCTTGAAGGGCAGAAGGAGGAACGGAATGGAGAAGTTTGATTGGCTGCAGGCGTTTGCAGCAGAGCAGCAGGAGCAGCCGGAACCGGGCGTATCGGCGGACGCCGCGCCGCAGGATGGCGCAGAGGCGTTCCGGGCGCTCATCCAGGGACCGTACAAGAAGGACTATGACAGACAGGTGCAGACGATCGTGCGCGAGCGGCTGAAAAATTGCGCGAGAAGCGAGCAGGTGCTTAAATCGCTGAGCCCGGCGCTGCAGAAGACCTTCGGCGTGGACGCGGCGCAGCTTACGCCGGAGCAGGCGGAGCGGCTGGCTGCTTGCTCGCCGGAGGGCAGAGTTCCGGCAACGCCGGAGCAGCGCGAGGAAGCGATGCGGCAGGGGTATGAAGCGCTCCGCGAGCAGTTTGCGGCAGTGCGCGAGGCGTATCCTGGCGCGCAGCTGCATGAGGAACTGGAAAGTCCCATGTTCATGCGCCTGGTTATGCGCGGTGTGGATGCCAGAAGCGCCTACGAGTTGACACACTTGCAGGAACTTCGTGCAGGTGCGATGGCATACGGCGCAAGACGCGCACGCGAGGAATTGACGGCGGCCATGCAGGCGGGTTACCTCCGCCCGCGCGAGAGCGGCATGGCCCCGGCGGCTTTCGGCGCATTTGCCGAGAGTCCGGAGCATTGGTCCAGACAGACGAGAGAGGAACTGAAGGCGCGTGCCAGACGGGGCGAGACCGTCCGGCTCTAAGTAACCGCTGATAGCGCTTGCCGATTGCATCATCGGTTACATGAGGAAAGGAGAAGTTTTTATGAATCTGAAACAGGAACTGAATTTGCAGCTGTTTGCTGACGCGGGTACGCTGGTGAATGCCAGCGGCAATTATGTGAACGCGTATTCCGGCGAGACAAATGCCTTCCCGGAAGGAGGCGGCATGACGGCATCCATGAAGACGTTTTACGACACGGAACTGCTGGAAAACGCACGGCCAGAACTCATTCATACGCAGTTTGCCCGCAAGCAGGCGCTGCCTGCCGGCCGCGGCAAGACCGTGGAATGGCGCAAGTGGAACACGCTTGAGGACGCGGGCGCGCTGACCGAGGGTGTGATCCCGACGGGTCAGAAGTTCGGCCAGAGCGCTGTGACGCAGGCGATCACCCAGTACGGCACCTATGTGTCCGTGTCCGATCAGCTGGAACTGCACGCCATTGACGATGTGATTTTGGGCGCGGCGGAGGAATTGGGCGCGTCTGCCGGTACGACGCAGGATAAGCTGGTGCGCAATGTTGCCGCAGCAGGCACGAACGTGCAGTACTGCGACAAGGTCGGCACGAACGGCGCGCATACCGCCGTAACCAGCCGCGCGGGGCTGGACACCACCGCAAAGCTGACGCCGGACGAGGTCAACAAGGCGGTGACGCTGCTGAAAAAACTCAAGGCCCCGAAAATTGACGGCAAGTACATTGCCATCATTCACCCGTCCGTTGCATACGATCTGCGTTCGTCCGAGGCGTGGATCGAGGCGCACAAGTACGCGGGTCTGACGGAACTGTTTACCGGTGAGATCGGCGAACTGCACGGCGTGCGCTTCATCGAGACGACCGAGGCCAAAATCTTCAACGGCGAGGGCTGCCCGGTCAAGACGGCAGCGGATACGTCCAAGGGCACGCCTGCGGAGTATTACAGCGTCTATGCAACGCTCTTCCTCGGCAAGGATGCCTACGGCATGATCGACCCCGAGGGCGGCAATCTGGAGATGATCATCAAGGACAAGGGGCAGGTCGGCGGG